TCCTTCTGCAACAGCGGCTAACGGTGCTTATTGGCTCGATACTGCTAACACTGTATGGGGTCTAAAGCGTTGGAGCGGCAGTGCATGGGTACGCCAGACTGTTAAAGTTCCAGCATCTAGTGATATGGACTCACCAACAAGCATTAAACCAGCTTATGGTAAAGATGGCGAATTTGCAGCACTATACTTTGTAAACAATGGTGATACTGCAAGTACTGTAACATTACATCAGAAAGTTTCAGGCGTATGGTATAAGATTGGTACAGCAGGTTGGGACAGTGCAAGCGGCAAAGATTTCCAGCTAGCACGTCACACTGCACTACCTTCAACCAAGAGCGGCGGCGGTTCATTAGCAGAAGGCGATCTAATGCTACAAACCAACAGCCCAAACAACGGTACAAGTATTGTAGTTAAAGTTTACAATGCATCTACTGGACAGTGGACATCAGAAGCTATTGAGCAATGGATTTCATCTAATGCTGCATTCGTAACTTATGGTTCTAACTTAAGCGAAGGCGACCTATGGGCTGACTTCACTACATCAGATGCAACTATTGTGCTACGTCGTCATAACGGTAACAGTAGCCTAACAGTTACTTCAAGTTCAGCTCTAAGCGACACTGAAATTGATCTAACAGGTCATAGTGGTAATGTAGCGTTTTCAATTACAATTAATGAAGGTACAGCAGTAGATGTTGAACTTTCAAGCGATGCTGACAGTGACGGCAATGCTAGTGTTGACGATATTGTTGCTGATATTAACAGCGCATTATCACTAGCAAACTCAACAGTTAGCTTTACTTCAACTGTACTAGCAAGCAACGTAAACGGAAAAATCCGTATCGTTGATACAGCAGGTAAAAACATTTTACTAGAAGCTGGTGATGTAGCAGGCTTTGGTCCAGAAGACCTAAACCTAACAGCAGACGAAACATATACAAACTGGGAAGAACTAAGCTATGAAGCAAGTGCTACCGCAGTAGTAGGCGAAACAGCTAACGGTACTTTATGGTATGATAATGTGATCAGTGTAGATAACATTGACATTCTTATCAATGATTCCGACGACGGTTGGATTACATTCACCGGAGATGTACAAGTAACCGCTTCTGAACCAACTAAACAAAGCGATGGTTCAACATCATTAGCAACAGGCGACTTATGGATCGACGGTGGCGACTTAGAGAACTTCCCTGTAATTTATAAGTGGAGTTCAGATAATGAGTGGGTATTAGTTGATAACACTGATCAAGTAAGTGGCGACGGTATTGTGTTCGGAGATTTCCGTCCACGTGCAGATACATTATCAAGTGTAATGGATGCCGATCATCCAAGAGCAGTAAATTATCCAATCGGTATCTTAGCTTGGAACAAGCGTGCTAGTGGTGGTAACGTTAAAGAATATAACGAAGTATACATTGTGGGCGGCAACGACATTGGACCTAAATGGGTTGATTACTCAGGTAACAAGCCAGATGGTTCACCATACATGCTACGTAAAGCTCAGCGTGCGGCAGTTGTACGTCAGATGCAGGCAGCAGTAGCAGCCAGCGAAGAAGCAAGAAACGAAGTAAATCGTTTCAACTTAATTGCTTGCCCAGGCTATCCTGAATTAATTGACGAGTTAGTAAACTTAAACGTTGATCGTAAGGAAACAGCATTTATTATTGCTGATGCTCCTCTACGCCTATCTTCAAGCGCAAGTGCTACACAAGCATGGGCCACTAACAGCGCCAATGCTGACGGCAACGGTGAAGATGGTCTAGTAACAAGCTCACCATATGTTGGTGTATATTATCCACATGCGTTAACAACTAACATTGATGGTACAAATGTTCTACAGCCAGCAAGTCATATTGCTCTACGTACATTAGCATTTAACGATCAGGTTGCTTTCCCATGGTTTGCACCAGCTGGCTTCCAGCGTGGTCTAGTAAGCAATGCTACTAGCGTAGGTTACTTAGATGCAGCAAGTGCAGAATATGTAGCAGTTGCACTAAGTGAAGGTCAACGTGATAGCTTGTATGTTAACAAGATTAACCCAATTGGTAACTTCCCAGGCCGCGGTCTAGCAGTGTTCGGTCAGAAGACTCTAAACCCTGTAGCAAGTGCATTGGATCGTGTTAACGTAGCACGTCTAGTTGTTTACATTCGTGAACGCTTAGACGATATTATGAAACCATTCTTGTTTGAACCAAATGACGAGATTACACGTCAGAATGCTAAGGTTGTAGTTGACCGTTTCCTAGGTCAGTTAGTAACACAGCGCGGTTTGTTTGACTTCTTAACAGTGTGCGATACAACAAATAACACACCAGCAAGAATTGATCGTAATGAACTACACATTGACATCGCTATCCAGCCTGTCAAAGCAGTTGAGTTTATTTACATTCCGATTCGCATCCAGAATACACTGGGCGCAGCACAGTAAGGTTGGTTCCTTACCAAACAGAAAAAGGGGCAGCAATGCCCCTTTTTTTGTCAAATTAAAACAAGAGTTAATGTTTTTTCCGTTTATATGATAAATATTTACATAGAAAGAACTAACCGTTCGTAGGAGAACAAGATGGCAAATATTAATACAACAGAAACCAGATCAAAGTTTGGTGTTCCTGTTACCGGTAACACAGGTTCAGGCATTTTAATGCCTAAGCTAAAGTACCGTTTCCGTGTTAGCTTCTTAGGAGGTTTCGGTGGCGAAGCTGAATCAAGAGTATTAACACAAAACGTACAGAACGTTAGCCGCCCAAAGATTACATATGAAGAAGTAACAATTGATAGTTACAACTCAAGAATGTACCTACAGGGCAAGCACAGTTGGGAACAGATCTCAGTTGTTGTACGTGACGATATCACTAACAGCGTAACTAAGCTAGTTGGTTCACAGATTCAACGTCAGGTAAACCACTTCCAACAGTCAACACCAGCAGCTGGTTCAGACTATAAGTTTGATATGCAGATTGAAATTCTTGATGGTGTTAATGCTGGCGCAAGTGAAGTTTGGTACTTAGAAGGCTGCTTCTTAACTAACGTTGACTATAGCGACAGTGATTACAGCACAAATGAACCAGTAACAGTAACAATGCAGGTTCGTTACGATAACGCAACGCACTACCAAGGTGACAATGATGTTAACGGTAGAACAAGCGGCGGCAATCCATTCCCAGATACTGTTGGTCTAAACGAGCTAGGCACAAACGCTTAATGAAATATTATTGTAGCTGGCTTACACCAGCTACAATTTATTTCTTATTTTGGGAATCAAGTGCATGAGCATTATTGGAAAAATCTTAGATATCTTTGGCCCTGGTGGAAATAATTTTTATGCACGTGACTTTCGCAACGCCTATACTTTTCGACCAGATCAAAATCCTCCCCGCCAAAAGTTTCAAGGTTATGTAAGTTTTGTTGTAAACCGTGAATTATACGGTTCGACTCTTTACGGCAATGATGTAAATTCGACATTTAGGCTTCGTTTAGGCAGTTTAGTTAGAACTGCTACATTGCCTGAAGTTGAATTTAAGACTGAAACTAAAAATTCTTATAATAGAAAACGTATTGTTAATACTGGTATCGAATACCAACCAGTAGATATTAAAGTATTTGATACTATTAATAATGAATGGCTAACAATGTTTATGAAATATTTTAGCTATCATTATATGAATCCTAGAAATAAACAGTTCGGCGGCGAACGTGAAGTTGGCAGCGATCCTAGACAATCTAGCACTAGCCAGCAATATGTTGGATCCGAATTTGGTTCATACGGCGAAAATAAGAGTTGGAATAGTAACGCATACGGTTACAATTTAAATGAATTAGCTAACTTTTTTGAACGAATCGATTATGTTCTTTATCACGGCAATAAAGGTGTTCAATATAGTTTAATAAATCCTGTTCTAACTAGATTTAAAACAGGTGAAATTGACTACGCTAGCTCTGATGTAATGGAATTCGATATGACGTTTGAATATGAGTCATTCACACTTTCAGAGCAGGTTAATTTTGGTTTAAGTGAGTTTGATATTGCACGATTTGAAAATGCTAAGGATTTCAAAGGCCCGGCGTTTGTACCATTTAATGTTCCTGTTCTCCTACAAGAACGAAAGTTAGAAATGTTAACCGGATTTAAAAACGCAGAAGGGTATGCAAGAACGTTACAGCAACAACCAGTAAAGACAACATCGGCAAACACTGCATCAGCTAACGCAAGTACCGCATCTCAATCACAAAGCAATGAAACAACACAATCAAGTGACAGCCAAATTGTTGTAACAGCAACTAGGGCTAACACGTCTACAACTTCGAGCACAACAAATAATACCTTACCGTCAGTATATGGCAAACGAGCTACATTTGCTAATCCAGCAGAAAAAGATAAAAGTTTTATTGAGGGACTATTAGGCAATATTGCAGACAACGCACTAAGTGCAGCCATTCATGGTACTAGTATTAAAAATGCAGTGATCAACACCGCTGTGGGAGGCATCACACAAGGTATTGTAAATACTGTTAGACCCCCTGTTCGAGGAACTAGAACGCAACCTAATGCTGAAGCTGAAACAGCATCTGCAAGTACTTCTGAAAAACCAGCAGTTAAGCCAGGAGGAACTACATAATGTCTTCTACTAGCTTATATGATACCTTTGGCAATGAGGTAAAATATCAGATTACTCAAAACACGCTTGTAGCATATTTAGAAAATGCCACAGTAAAATTTCCGCTACCTGAAGCAAGTACAAGCATATTAGCATCACTCTTTAAAGATAAAGATGATTCAATAAACCCTACATTACTTGAACAGGTACAACAGCGTTTAATAAAGTCAGGCTTCAAAGAAGCAAATGCTAAAGCAATGGCGGATGTACTTATTCGTGTAGCGGCCGCAGAGCGTGTAAATGTGTTAGATTACTTTGAAGTTAACAGTAATACTTTAAAGCTAACAGTAGACACTTATAATGCAATTAATGCTCTACGCCCCGTAGGAAATAGAGTTAATTTAGTACGCCCATTAAACAACTCTTCTACAAAATTTAAGCAGTTAATTCAACCGTAATGAGTAGATTTGCACAAGCAGTTTATACAGTACAAAACCCTCAAAAATATGTAGGGCAAAATGTTCCTTACTACCGCAGTAGTTGGGAATTAGCATTTATGCGTATGTGCGATCAGCATCCTAACATATTAAAGTGGGCAAATGAAAGTGTTAAGATACCTTACTTAAATCCTCTAACTAATAAATGGTCAAACTATGTTCCTGACTTTATGATCCAATATATGGATAAAGGCGGCACTACTCATGTTGAATTAATAGAAATTAAACCTAAAAATCAAACTACATTAGAAAATGCTAAGACTGCAAGTAACCGTGCAGCAACAGTGGTAAACTCTGCTAAATGGACAGCCGCACAAGAATGGTGTCAACGCAAAGGTATACGATTCCGCGTACTAAACGAAGATCAAATTTTTCAAACTAATAAAAAACGAACACCTAAAAGCAGAGTAGCTAAAAAGAAAAGCTAATAAGTAGTAGTATGGAACAGCGTCGATATCGTACAAACTACATATTACCGGACTCAGGCGAAGCATGGAACAGTGACGTAGGTATTAGAGCAGATAACACTGCTCCTGAAACTGTTTTATCTCCAGACGATCCGTATTATGAGTTAGCTATGGGAAAAGTAGCAGAGGAAAAGCATGATGACTAAAAAACTTGAAGAAGAATTTGGCTTACCTCCTATAGAAGATGTGCTACCTGAAGCACAGGAAAATTCCAACGACGAAGCGTTTAATGCTGTAGCTACTATTGATGAAGTACAAGAAGCAATTAGTATCAGCGAAAAAATTGACAATGCCCTAGCAGAAGTTCGTGGTATGGAAGTACACGACAAAGAGATGGATGATATTGCTGTAGAAGCTATGCAGAGTTATCAACAGCTAATGAGCTTGGGTATGAACATGACAGATATGGCAGCAGGGCAAGTGTTTAACAATGCTGCTAATATGCTTAAAATTGCACTAGAAGCTAAAGATAGCAAAGTTCAGCGTAAACTCAAACAAATCGATCTTATGCTAAAGAAGGCACGAGTAGATCAAACTGCTAAAAAAATAGGCGATAGCGATGCTGAAGAAATCAGCTCTAACACATTTGACCGCAACGAATTGTTAAAAATGTTAGGCAAGAGTGATAAATAAAAGCATAGTTGTATTACAACTTAAAAAATATTAGGAGAATATTATGGCACAGGTAAAAAATGCCGGTAAAGGCGTTGCAGAATTTGCAACAGGTTCATTAATCAGCCGTCACAATCTAAAGTTCATTCTAGTTGATCTAGGCGGCAGCATCACTTCTGAAGACGACGCACCATTTGAAGCAGTAGAGCGTGCGCTACAGGTTATCCAGCCTCTAGCATACTACATGCCATCAGACTCAAGCGGTAAGATTCACGCTGTAGTTGATGGTTCACAGTTTAGCGCATCAGCACTAGAAGACCAACTTCAGGCGATCGGTACTGACACAGTTAACGGTTACGACTTCTCAGGCGCAACAGTTACACTAGGTACAAGCCTAACAGTAGCTTAATTTAGTCTAAATTAAGACAAATGGAAAAGGGCCTTCGGGCCCTTTTCTTATATTAGATGATAAATAGTTGTAACAGGAGATTTAAACCATGCAACTACGAGATTTTATTACTGAAAGTTTCAAGAAAGAATACTCATTTAGGGTAAAAATTGCGGCTGATTGTAAGCCAGAGCATTTGGATATTATTGAGAGCTGTCTAGCAAAATATAATGTTGTTAGCGTAGCTTCTTTCAAGCGTAGCCCGATTCAAGAAAACCCAATGGAGTTTGTTCGTGCAAAGGGTGTTAAATTAATTAGCGAAGTATGCAGTACTGACGTAGTATTAAAATATCCTGTGCATGAAAGAATTTTAGAAGTATGGTTAGCAGTACACTTAGGTTTAGATCACGATAGAGTACTATGCTATAATGTTAAAGATCCTCGTAAGCTAGAATCAGAGAATGCCGCAGAGCGCACAGAATATAATAAAGATCGTACAGTCACAGAAGATGATGCAGTACTAGCAAAAGATGACAGTCAAAATCACTATGAAATGCAAAATGAAGGCATTGAGGATGTAGTGTACTTTGGTGAAGATTATAATAAAAAGTTTTTAGACACCCTAGCAAAAATCAAAGCCGAAAAAGGCGCAGACTACTTTAAAAATTATCCAACTAAAGATGAGATTATGGGAGACAACCTAAAGCCGATGTGGGATACACTACACGGTCAGGCAAACATGGGTAGAGGTGTAGAAAACAAAGAAGTTGACATTATTAGTCAAAGTGCTAGAAGGAACTAAACATGAGACTGTCTAACATTTTTGAATTATCGAGATTGACACCATCTCCTGAAACAGGCATGAACCCTGCACCAAAGCCAGGGACAGCTCAAGCAGCCGCAGCCGCAGCCGCGGCAGGTGCTAATACAATGAGAGGTGTAACTGGCCAATCTGGTTCAGCAGTAGCAAAAGCACTAGGCGCATTAGGCCAAGGCAAAACACTAACCCCTGGTCTTGCAAAAGCGTTAGATCCTTATGCAGATGCACTAACATCAATTTTATCGGACCCACAGTTAAGAACAAAATTTGTTCAGCTAATGAAGCAGGCACAGAAAGCTGAGCCCGCACAGCAAGAAAGTGTTACAGAAGATCAAGACAGCGTTGATGCAGTAACAGGCGCAATTACACGCCGCATTATGATGCAACACATGGATCTACTCAGCAAGTTCGGTCCTGTAAAAGTTATGGCAGCTATTGATGACGTTGCTGATTTTGCAGGCAGCGATGGTTTAGATGAAATTGGTTCGAGCGATGTAAGCATTTGGACTAAGCAAGTAATTCAAAATTTAGAGGCAGGTCACTATGACCGCATGGAAAGCGTACAAGAAGCTGAAGGTGAAGATTCAGTTGATACAGTAACAATGGACGTTCCACTATTACTACGTATGATGGAATATGCTAGAGAAGATGCACACGAAGATATGGATCTGCACGATGTAGCAGAGCGTATGATTGCATTGTCAAAAGACGGCCCGTTAAGCATGGACGACTATGACAGCATTGTCGGAAGTGTCGAAGCATTACCAGCACCAGAAGAAGAGCCTGTTGAAGAAGGCTATTACGCTCCAGGGCCTGAAACAATGCCAGGCGCAGTAGGACCTCAAGAAACAACTACTGTAAGTTTTAATCAAAGTAAGCAGATGGGTGATGCTACATTAAACATCAACGCATCAGCTAAAGATATGGAAGAATTGCATCGTATTCTAAAGCTAGCAGGCATTGATTACGATAGTAACGGGGGAGAGCAAGAGCCAAGTATGCAAGACGTTGCAGTAGCTCTTGCGCCACATGCTCCAGAAGCACCAGCAGAAGAGCCATGTGGATGTGAAGAAGAACCAGCAGACGTAAAATATAGCACAGACAAACAGACACTAATTAATGTTTTACGTGACAAATTACAAAAAAGGCTGGCGTAATAGTTAAACTCTTTTGGAGTTCAAAAGCCCGCTCAGCGGGCTTTTTTTTCGATAAATACTAATATGGCAAAAGGTACAGTAGAAAGTAGTCTAACTAAATCAGCATACGCTAAGGTAGCGTATACTAACGACACGCTAAAAGAATTTAGAGCATGTTGTCATCCACAAACTGGTCCTCGATACTTTATGGAAAAGTACATGATGATTCAGCATCCAACTAAAGGTGCTATAAAGTTTGTTCCTTTTGATTATCAGTTAGAGCTAATTAAAAATTACAACGATTATCGTTACAGTATTAACATGCTGGGCCGTCAGATGGGTAAAACCACTGTTGCCGCTGGCTATCTACTTTGGTACGCTATGTTTGTACCAGACAGTACTATTCTTGTTGCGGCACACAAGCAAACTGGCGCCAGCGAAATCATGCAACGTATTCGATACGCATATGAAAACGTGCCTGATCATATTCGTGCAGGTGTTACAGAATATAACAAAGGTAGTATTACCTTTGATAACGGCTCACGTATTGTAAGTACCACAACTACAGAAAACACTGGTCGTGGTATGTCTATCTCGCTAATTTACTTAGACGAGTTTGCCTTCGTTCGTAATACTATTGCTAAAGAATTTTGGGCTGCTCTATCGCCTACACTATCAACTGGTGGTAAGTGTATTGTTACTAGCACGCCAAGCAGTGATGAAGACACCTTTGCTGAAATTTGGAAAGCAGCAAACAAAACCTATGACGAGTACGGCAACGATACTGAAGTAGGTGTTAATGGTTTCAAAGCAATGTTTGCTAAGTGGGACGAACACCCTGAGCGCGATCAAACATGGGCAGATGCAGAACGTAGTAGAATTGGTGATGAACGTTTCCGTCGTGAACACGAATGTGAATTCGTTATCTATGATGAAACACTGATTAGTGCAATCAAACTATTAGACTTACAAGGCACTGAGCCTATTTCTCGTATGGGCCAAGTACGTTGGTATAAACACGTTAGTCCAGCTAATATGTATGTTGTTACTCTAGATCCGAGTGCTGGCACAGGGGGTGACAATGCGGCGATACAAGTAGTTGAGCTCCCGTCGATGATTCAGGTAGCAGAATGGTGTAACAATAAAACACCTATTGAAGGACAGATGCGTACTATGATGGACATTATGCAGTACATCAAAGAACGAGGCGCTCATCAAATTTACTGGACAGTAGAAAACAATTCAATCGGCGAGGCAGCATTAGTTGTTATTCGCGACACAGGTGAAGAAAACTTCCCCGGCGACTTCCTACATGAACCAAAACGCATTCAAGGTTATAAAGGACGTAAAGGCTTTCATACTAATCATAAGAGTAAAGTTGAAGCCGCTATTGCATTAAAACGTTTAATTGAAAAAGACAAGATCACAATCAATAGCAAAATGCTTATAAGTGAACTTAAGAACTTTGTTGCTAGAGGTAACAGCTATAGTGCTAAACCTGGACAAACAGACGACTTGGTAATGAGTCTACTAATTGCTGTTCGCGTTATATCTTATATTAGTACGTTTGAAGATGAAGTGTTTGGTGCAGTTAACAACAGTTTAAGCACAGACGAATTTATGCAAGAGGATGAGTACGATTCGCCAATGCCGGTGCTGTAATGATTCACATTGAAAAAATATCGTTAAAAAAGATTAAAGAACCTGCGTTTCAACACCAGCACTACAACTCACAAGGTCAAACATTTGTTGAGTATTTAGCTGGTGTTACTCCATTATCTGAAGATGAATATAAAAAGAAGATGTGGAGATTTAACAACATTAATTTAATAAAGCATATCAATGCACAGTTGCCACAAAAACTTTCTGGTGTATCTATAGGAAAATGGTTTGGTAAAACCGGTATAGATTTAGATGAACTTTTATTAAATCCTCCTAAAATAGAAAATCTTGTAATAGAAATTCCTATAGATTATCTAAGTGTTATTTCGGTTAAGCGATTAAAACTCTTATTCGAATCTCATACTATAATGCTCAACGATTTTGAAGAATTTTGTTGCACATACGGAGTATACCGACCCCATATAATTACATTCTTGACTAAACATAACATAAAACCTAAATGTTTATTTTTGGTTGGTGCAGCTTTTCAGCTGGATAAAGAATATAAAGAATTAAATATCTACACTATTCCATTTGAGCACTGGTTGCTAGTTTCTGTATCGGTTCAAAATTTCTTTCTTGATGCTGTAACAAATAAAGCGTATAAAAAATCGATGCTTTCAGAGCTAACTCACCAACCAAAGAAAAATGAATATTTTTGTGCAGTGCCTGTACTAAAACCTAGGAAGCATCGTCTCGAACTGCTAGCTCATCTAGATAAGATAGGAATTTTAGACCATTGCGATTGGAGTTGTGCTCTAAATCAAAGTAAACGTTTTAATAACTACGCACTTCCTGCTACTTATAAATCTACCGACCACAATAATATATTTGATAGTTTTACTGAAGATGAATTAACTTTTTTAAACAATCATAGTTTTCCTAAAGAGTTGAAGTTCGATGAATTATGGAAGTTATCAGATTCCCCTTATTCCGCTATCCCAACTATAACGGCAGTTGATTGGTTTAATCAATACAAATTTATATTAGTATCTGAAACATATATAGGTAACGAAATGGACCCAATTATGGGTGGTTGCGGTACGTTGTCTGAAAAAACTTTTAAATCGTTCCTATATGGATCTAGTGTTGTGATACATGGTGGTAAAGGGTCTGTTGATCAATTATTAAACCTAGGCTTCAAATCACAGTTTGGTAATTATGATTCTTCTAATGTACAAGAAATTGGGAAATTGATGCAAGAAATACAACAGAATCCTGTTGTTGATAACGATATAACAATACATAACTTCGACAGAATTACTGATTTAGAATTTTTAACTAGTTTAGTTACTACACCTCTTAATAAGATAGCGGAATTGATAAATAGTATTAGGAGATAATACTATGGCAGTTAACACTCAAAAACTTGCAGAAAAGATCTTTAACCTGTTAAAAGGATATGGATATGCTGTAAAGTCATATAATGCAGAAGGTAAGTTAGTTGTAAATCCACAGGAAGCAACACGCTTTTTAGTGGACGAACCTAACGTCCTTGTGCGTTTAGATTTAAACAATATGCAGGTTAGTTTAGCTACCAGCGATGATCTAAGCGACGACCCTTTAAGAACACAGTTAAAGAAAATTGTATATAATTTTAGTCCAGAAGTTACATTTGATTACAAAGTATTTGGTAAAAAATTAAAAGCTAAGGGCGAAGCAATTAACATAATTAAAAATTCGGAGAAAGATATGGCGGATGTAATGGAAGGCTTTGGAACTATGACAGGCAGTACAAAGACCAGCTATCAACCACTAGATAACATTAAGATTGTTGTCAAGCATAGAAAGCCTGTTAATGAGGAATCACGCGGAGCCCGCAGCAGAAACATCCACAGCATCTATATTCAGCGCGGCGAAGAAAAATTTAAAATGGCTGAAAACAGTTTAAAGGCAGCTCGTGCAATGGCTCGTCATATTCACAACGGTGGTGAAATGTTTGACAGCACAGGCCAAGCTATTACAGAGATGGCAAAAGAGTATCGTCAACTAGGCGACTTTGTTCGTTATGTTCGTAGTGCAGATCTAGTGAACGAATCCAATGAGCAGTACGTAAATATGGCAGTTGACAACATTGAGTCTATTAGAACTATGTTTGAAAAACTATCCGGTGTTAAGACATACGCTACAGCAGTAGAAAGCCTTCAAGATCGTTACAGCGTTGAAATTCTCGAGGACAGCGTTGACTTAGAAGGTCAGTTTGTTGAAACACACTTTGATGATCGCGTTGCTAACGCAATGGATAGCATTAAGCGAGCAATGGCAAGACAACAATCTTTTGAAAGCACAATTGTGAGTGCAATAGCAAATGAAACCTTTGAAAACCTCAAAGACATGTTAAGTGAAAATGATGTAGTTGATTTTGAAACACCGCACGCAAGACTTGGCCATCAGGTTGCTCAGATGGGTTATGCTGCTCAAAATCCTGTGTTAGGTAATTATCTACAAAATCTAAGCAAGAAGTTAACAGCAGGTGGTTCACTTAACCAGTTTGAGTACACAACTGTTAAGAGTTGCTTGCTATGTGCAACAGAAGCTAAAATTAAGACACCTGTTAGCGTTTCAGAATCAGAACGCTATGAGCAGTTTCTAGATAAGTTCACAGTTGAAACCTCGCTCTAATCAGAAAAATTGAGTAAAATATATGGCCCTGTATAAGTAACATTATACAGGGCTTTTTGTTCTGTATAGATAAATAAAATTGTTAGAAAAAAGTTCTTGACTTTCTTCTATCTAGGCATTAAACTAAACAAAGTTCTTATCATAAGAACAAACATGGCACATATGGCAAAGGAGAAATATTATGGCCTCATTAGCAGACATCCGCGCAAAGCTCGCGGCTATGGAATCAAAACCAGGTTCCAATTCCCAAACTCAAAGCGATAACGCAATTTATCCGTTCTGGAATATTGACGAAGGCGCTTCAGCAGTATTACGTTTCCTCCCAGACGGTGATTCAAAGAATGATTTCTTTTGGGTCGAACGTCAGATGATTCGACTAACTTTCCCAGGTGTAAAGGGCGGTGAAAACAAGCCTGTAACTGTACAAGTACCTTGCGGTGAAATGTATGGTGACAACTGTCCAATTCTAACTGAAGTACGTCCTTGGTTTAAGGATCCTTCTTTAGAAGATATGGGCCGTAAGTACTGGAAGAAGAAGTCATATATCTTCCAAGGTTTCGTTACAGAGAATCCACTTAACGAAGATGCTCCTGAAAATTCAATCCGCCGTTTTGTAATCGGCCCTCAGATTTTCAACATCATTAAGTCGGCACTAATGGATCCAGATATGGAGAATATCCCAACCGACTATCTAAACGGTACAGACTTCCGTCTTGCTAAGACTACTAAGGGTCAGTATGCAGACTACAGCACCAGTAAGTGGGCTCGTAAGGAACGCAGTCTAGATGAAACTGAACTTGCGGCAATTGACAAGCATGGTTTGTTTAATCTAAACGAATTCCTCCCTGCTCGTCCAACTGCTGAACATTACACTGCTATTGCAGAAATGTTTGAAGCAAGTGTTAATGGTGATCTGTATGATCCTGCACGTTGGGGCAACTATTACAAGCCATATGGTGTTGAAGTACCTGCTAATGCACCAAGCGCAACTCTACAAAAGACAAGTGCTCCAGTAGCAAAGCCTGCTCCTGCTCCAGTAGCAGAAGAAGATGATGTTGCTCCTTTTGATGCAGACGAACCAAAGGTTAACACAGCATCTGAGCCAAAGCCAGGTCCAGCATTAACAGCAGAAAGCGGTACAGCTAAAAAGTCGGCAGATGATATTCTTGCAATGATTCGCGCTCGTAAC